CGGTGATCTGCTCACGACTACGGCAACGGCCAACCGACAAGTCAAGACCGCTGCGGCTGTCACGACTCCCACCGCTGCTGACGTCACAACCACGAGAGCGCTTATCGGTATCGCTCTCACAACAGCAGCGGACAACGCCACCGTGCGATGGATGCAAAGGTAAGAAAGGAGAGTTAGACATGGCTGACTACACCCCAGTGTTTCCGCTGGGAGCGGCACCATTCACCATGACGACTTCCGCCATCGTCACAGGCGGGAACCTGGTGGAAAGCACGGGTACGGGAACTGTCGCGCATGCAGGCGCGGCATCCGTCAAAGTGATTGGCATTGCTGGTCACGATGCGGCATCGGGCGCAAAGCTCACCGTCTACCCACTCAAGATGGTTCACGAAACCGTCACAGCCGCCGGTGTCACTGCCGGTGCTCACCTCAAGGCGGTTGCCGCCGGTGCTGGAGTTGACCCCACTCCAGCGACCTACGATGCGGATGTCGGTGTGGCACTGACTACCGCAACCGCTGGACTCGTTACACGCTGGTTGGGTCGCTAAACGCGGCACTAGTCGCCAATCAATGGCGGCGCAAACGCAAGGAAGGATTAACCAGACATGCCGCACATCTACCCACCGGCCGCACCGACGCTTGCCGGAAACACTCTGACCATTTCCCGGTTCCTCAACTCACCGGCTTCCGTCCAGCGCCGTCTCAGGACGCTCGCTGAAAACCGATTCATCGCGGACTTCCTTCTGTCCGGCCGGTATGAGGTTTCGGGCGGCGCTCTGCTGTACGAACAGACCGAATCCATCTACACCGACAAGGCCATTGAGGCCGTCAACGCCGGTGCGGAATACCCGCGCTCACCGGCTTCCCCCGGACCTGCGGCGCTCGCCGGTGTGGTCAAGTGGGGACAAGACGTACCGATCACTGACGAGCATGTGAAGCGCTACGGTCGTCGCGCTGTGGATGTCTCCCTCACCAAGATCACCAACTTCATTGTCAAGCAGGTCGATAGCGTGTCGCTCGCTGTCATCGCTGCGGCTGCAACACAGACCCACGCCGCTGCTGTCAAGTGGGCCACCGTTGCGACGGCTGACCCTCTGTTCGACATCCTCACCGCTGCGGCTGTCATCCGTTCGAACGACCAAGGATATGAAGCTGACGTTGCTGTCATGAGTGACATCAACTACGCGCGATTGGTCGCAAACCCCAAGATCATCTCGGGTCTTTCCCGCGAGTCCAACACCAGTGTCACCATGACCGGTGACCTTCTCACCATCGCGGGTCTCAAGATTCTCCCGACGAACAACCTTCCGGGCGCAGCGACTGAGTGTTACGTGCTGGATTCCACGATGACAGGCGGCATCGGTTACGAGCGGCTGGAAAGCCCTGAGTATTCGGGTGACCCTGCGAACGGTGTCGAATCGTGGATCCGTCGTGATCCTGCGGCCAACGATCAATGGATCGTGCGTGGTCGGCGGCCGGTGGTTCCCGTTGTTCAGGAACCTCTCGCGATTTACAAGATCACGAACCTGATCGCGTAATGCTTCCGTTCACGTCGCTCAATGCGGCCACGGCTACCGGTGTGGGTAGTAGTCGTGACCTTGAGGGTTCGTTCAAGAACCACACACTTATTGTGAGCACCACGGGCACATCAGTAAGTGGAACCATTAAGCTAGAAGGATCGCATGATGGTTCATTGTGGAAAGAGTTGACCAGTGCTGGTTTCAACGAACAGCAACCATCCATCATAGAAGTCCACACCTACCACGTTCGATACGTTCGGGCGAACCTTACATCCCTATCCGGTTCATCGCCGGTGGTGACCGCTTCCATCGCTAGCGGGAACGGAGACTGAGACAATGGCACATCAGGTTATGTGGCAGTCCGTATGCTTTACGGACAAAGATGGTGTAGATCACTACACCCATCGTGGTGCGGACGCTCCCGATTGGGTGGACGTGAACACCCTGTTCTACCTCACGTCGGCGGGTGCCCTTCAAGTCGTGGATAGGGGAGACGCTGAACCGGCCGCTAAGGCTGTCGAGTCTCACCCCCTACCAGACGCACCGGGCGAACTCGTCAAGCCCTCTGCGGACGATCCCAAACCCGCGTGGGTGGACTACGCGAGTGACGAACGCAACCCCAACCGGATCACCCACGATCAGGCAACGGGCATGACCAAGTCCGCGCTCATGGAGCGGTTCAAGTAAGAGCCGGTATCCCCCGGTGGTTAGCGTGGGTGCCATCAACCGGGGGATGCCCTCTTGAAAGGAAGATGAACAATGGCTCTGCAAACCTCTCCTATTCCCCCGGTACTGAACAACGCGTTCACGGGCTTGACGGGCGTAGGACAGTCATCGGGTTTCGTTGCTGCCACCACCGGCGGGGACATGTTCCCTATCAGTGGGCAGGGAATCCTACTCACGTTCAAGACCGTAGGTACCGCGATCACCGTCACCCTTGACAGTGTGACCCTGAGCAACTACGGCGATGACAAGAACCCCACAATTGTTCTGGCCGCAACGGATGAGCAACGCGTGTTCATCAAGAACGATGGCCGGTTCGATCAAGGCGGGGTGAACAAGGGACTCGTGGCCGTCACGTATTCGGGCGCGATCACCACTCAGCTTTGCCAATCGTGCACGATTCCAGGTCTGTAGGTAGTCATGGGCTTCAAGGAACAAGCAGGGTACGCAACGGATCCCGATTTCCGTAAGCGTATTCTCGTGGCGTCCTTGACTGCGGCTGTCGCCATTCAGGGTGAGGACAAGCCAGCACAGATGAAAGGTGGCGAGTACACCAAGCGCCAAGTGCTCGCTTCCAAGCTGATCCAAACCGGCGGTCTAGGTGCCCTGAACGAGGACCTACAGCGGATGTTCGTGTGGGTGGTCATCACGAATGCTGTCATCACACCCGCTAGTGATGACGGCGCTATCCAATTCGTGGTGAACTCCGTATTCTCCAAGTGTGCGGGTGCCACCGGGGTTGAGGTCTAATGACTGAGGTATGGGCACCGACGCTAGTGGATGTCGGCGGGTGCATCCCTACTCGGACGGTTAACGTGAACCTTCCGGGATCGCTGGAGTACCTGAACACTTTCACTGCGGACACGCGTCCCACCGCGCTACAGGCTCAGCCGATTATCGATCACGCAGTGAATGACGTGCTTGAGGCAGTGAGCGCGGTACCGGTTGAGCTACAGAAAGCATGCGCCAATGCGGCTATGTGGCGTGCCGCTGCTGACATTGAACTCGCGTATCCGGATCGAAACGCAGATGCCGATTACTACCGATTGCTAAACGACCGTGCGCAATACGCATGGGACTTGATGCTCAAGGCGGCTACGGCAGACAACAGTTCCAACGCTACGGCTCGCCTAACTTGGTATGCCGGTGTTGCCCCATGGTGGGCAGATAGGACAGACATCTAATGTCGCATCGCCCAGAAGACAACTACTCGTACGTAGCCACTGAGGACATTTTCAGCGGCTCTGTCCGCGCGTTCGCCATCGGGGATCCCATCCCGGATGACACGGTGGAAGAACTAGGGCTACTCGACTCCGGACAAGCCTGCCACCGTGACGACTACGAACGGCCGGACGGTGAGAAGGCCGAACCGACACAGGCCATGAAGCGCGGGGAAATGCCCGCTCACCTACAGGACAGCATGTCGCCTTCCGCCGACACAGGTTCAAGCCGAACCAAGACCGCGACCACCAGCAAGGCTAAGGCCGCAGAGAAGGCGGACGCGTAGCCATGGCGCATCGCCCTGAGGACGTTGCCGCGCTTGACGCTCATGAGCACGGGACCGAACCCCAAACTGAGGGGATCGTCTTCCGGCTTATCGACGTGGAACCGTTCGCTGGGCTGATAGCCGCTGTGGCTCGCTACTGCATGTCCCTTACCCCTGAGGTATACGCGGCTCATAGTCCGGCCGCTACAGAGGCACTCAGCGACGTACAGGGCATCATGTGGCGACTTGAGCACGCGAACGTGGAACGGGTGTGATCACATGGCCATCGGTGGTGTGATCATCTGGGATGACTCGGAGTTCAATGAGCTACTCGAATCCGAGTCAGGTCGGGTGGCTATCTATTTCCGTAGAGTCGGGGAAGTCGTGACGCAAGGTGCCAAGCGCCGTGCGCCGGTATCTCCCGATGGATCCAACGGCCGTCCGTCCGGGTACATGCGATCTCAAATCGGATGGATCATTGGCACTGACGGTGAGGGTCTCTATGTGGATGTGATCTCACCAGCCACCACACCAGCCGGATTCCCCTATGGTCTCGGGGTGGAAGTCGGTACCGCTGCGCACATCATCCGTAGCCATGGCCCGTACCCACTGCGCAACCGCCGTACCGGTCAAGTGTTCGGCAGGGAAGTTCACCACCCCGGTACGAACGCTCAGCCCTATTTGCGTCCGGCTATGGATGACGTTAGGAGCATGTGATGCTTGATGTTGAGGGCATTGTCTGCGACTGGCTTAACACCCGTACGGATATCGTCGGTCCCACTAAGCCACTGAATGCAGGTGCGCATCTCAAGCGCATTCGTCATCAGGGGTGCTATGCGTACATCATCGCCACCGGAACCCCCGCCGACTTGGTTCAGGAAGTGCCCACCGGAAAGGCACGCATTTCCGTAACCATTTATGGCATGACCAAAGAGGTAGCCGCTAGGGGAGCGGTAGCCTATGGCACCATCCTAGAACGTATTGCACTTGGGGTCACTGAGAAGATGGGTGATTACAAGTGCGTTGCGATTGACAACATCACCGGTCCCACGCCTGTTGATGATCAGCTCACTACCCGTGAGGAACATCGGTATCTAGTTGATGCCGATTTCTGGATTACCGGCTAGGTCGGTAACGAATGCCGCTAGGCGGCAAGAGAGGAATGGGACATGCCCGCTGTAACAGTTCCCATTGATGCCATTGCGTTGGGACCGGGGTTTCTCTATTGGGCTCCCCTACTCAGCACCGTACCGACGAACACGGTAGCCGGTTCCAAGTTCACGGACACATGGCCCGGTGCTTGGCTGCTGTTCGGCGCAACGGCCGACGGTACGGAATTCTCGTACAAGCCCGCAACCGATGACGTGGAAGTCGCTGAGTACTACGACCCGGTAGCGGTCGTGAGTACCGGACGCGAGATCAGTATCACTTTCGAACTCGCGCAAGTCCATGCAACCAACTTCAAGCGCGTCCTGAATGGTGGCACGCTTGGCACGTCCGGTTCAGGCGCAACGCTACTCAGCACGTACGATCCCCCGGACGTTGGGGCAGAAGTGCGCGCCATGGTCGGATGGGAATCCCAGGACTCGACTGAACGACTGATCATGTTCCAGTGTTTCCAAACCGGCGACGTCAAGATCTCCCGTAAGAAGGGCGCGGCAAACGCCACCCTGCCCACGGAGTTCCGCGCTGAAAAGCCGTCCGGCCTTCCGCCGTTCCGGCAATTCTTTGCGGGTGCCCTCAGGGGCTAACGCTTAGACCCGCGTGCCCGGTATTAGCTGGGGGGTCGATACCGGGCACGCGTCAACCCCCTAGCCGCAAGGCGGCTATCAACACTCTTTAGGAGAGTGACATGTCAGGACAGGTAAACGCACACGATGCGCTGAGACTACTGCCGGAAGACTACGCGTCGGTCGTGGCGGAAGTCATCCCGGAAACCCCGCGATCTCCTGAGGAGATCGCTGAGGACAACGCCATTAAGGCGCAAGCCGTGACGGAAGGCGTAGCCGTCATCACGGAAGGCAAGACGCTCGCACGTAAGGTCATCCTGCGAACCGCCTATGAAGGTGCACCCACTGAGCACAAGCAAGGCAAGATGTTCCGCATCTCTGATCGCGTCGGGTTGCTGCCTCTCGCTGAGTTCGCTTATCACGCGAATAGCGGGATGGATACCGGCGACATGGGAGCGATGGCCGCCATTTACGAGATGCTGAAAGACTGCATCCGTCCTGAGGAATGGCCCGCATTTCTCCGTTGGGGCAAGGACATCAAAGCGGACGTGGAAGATCTCATGGACGTTGTGAATCAGACCACGGAGCTTCTCACCGCGCGCCCTACCGTGCCGGGTTCCGGCTACTCGCAACCGTCTATGGAAACCTCGGATTCTGGGATGGAAGACTCATCTCAAACGGGGGGCCTGGTCAACGTGGCAGATCTGGGGAGACTGGCGTCTATGCGCTAACCCCACGCCAAGCATGCAACATGGTGTACGCGCATCGCATGGAGAACTGTGACGCTGAGGAAGCTGAGGAGTTCCTAGAGGAATTGGCCGCTCCGCTCAGTAGTCGAGAACGAAAGGCTGAGCGGAACATCGGGAGATGGCTAAGGGGGTGAGAGTATGGCCGGTACACCACTGGCAAGCGCGTTCATTAGGCTACGGCCGGACACGTCGGATTTCCGTAGGGAAGCTGAGCGTGATCTAGGTGACGCTGGACGTAGGGCCGGTTCCGAATTCGGGGATGAGTTCGGAGCTGGTCTCAGCCGCAGTAACGCGCCTGAGGAAGCCGGGCAACGAACCGGCGGCCGGTTCGGTGGGGCGTTCGCTGACTCCCTCAAGGTAGCCGCCGGTGTGGCGGTAGCCGCTGTGGCTGGTAAGGCCGCAGACGCGCTCTCAGAGGGTTTCACCGCTGCTCTAGATGTGGGTGCCGCACGCAGCAAGCTGCAAGCTCAGCTGGGGCTGACGGCGGACGAGTCCAAGCGCATCGGTGGTGTTGCCGGAAAGCTGTTCGCCGGTGCTTATGGCGACAGCATGGAGGAAGTCAACGCGGCTGTTACATCCGTCATTCAGAACATGGATGGTATGCGGGGTGCCAGTAGTAAGACGCTAGAGGATATTTCTCAGCGGGCTATCACCGTTGGTCAGGTAATGAATGCGGATGTCGGGGACGTCACTAAGGCTGTCTCTCAGCTCATGCGTACTGGTTTGGCTAAGAACGCCGGTGAGGCATTCGACATCCTGACCAAGGGTGCGCAGACTGGCGCAAACGCATCTGAGGATCTACTGGACACGTTCAATGAGTACGGTACCCAGTTCCGTAAGATGGGAATCAGCGGAGCGGAAGCCACCGGCATCATTCAGCAGGGGCTCAAGGGTGGTGCGCGCGACGCTGACATTGTGGCGGACGCGATCAAGGAATTCAGCATCCGCGCTACCGCTGGTGGTAAAGCTACTGATAGCGCATTCAAATCTCTTGGTCTAAGCGGCAAACAAATGACGGCCGATATTGCGGCCGGTGGGCCCAAGGCTAATGCGGCGCTTGACACCACCCTGGACAGGCTACGTGGCATTAAGAACCCAGTGGATCAAGCCGCTATCGCCACAGCGCTATTCGGTACGCAAGCTGAGGATCTAGGCGCGGCACTCTTCAAGATCGACCCATCGGAAGCCACCAAGTCTCTGGGTGCGCTCACGGGGGCAACCGATAAAGCCAACGCTGCGCTAGGTGATAATGCGGCATCTAAGCTGGAATCGTTTAAACGTTCGATGACAGTGAACGTCACCACTGTCATCGCTAACCAGGTGATCCCTCACCTGGAAACGCTTGGGGCTGCATTCACAAGCATAGGTGGATCAGGTCCGGGACTCGCAGCGGCGGCTGTGCCCATTGTCAGTATCGGTATCGCGGCCAAAGTCGGATCCGTTGCGGTCAATGGTATCAAGACGGGTATCTCAGGGATCTCTGCCGCCGCCGGTGGGGTTCGAGCAGCGGCTACCGGCATCGGTTCCCTAGCGTCCGGCTTCCGTTCGGCGGATGCAGCCTCAAGCGCGTTCAGCGGACGCATGGGGACTATTGGGGGAGCGGCGCGCTCAGCGTTCAACGCTGCGGCATCAGGTGCCCGTACAGCGGCTACAGCGACGCTCAGCGCAGCGTCAGCGGCTAGTACAGCGGCTCTGGCGTGGGCAAGGAACGCGGCGGCTGTCGTACTGAGCACGGCGCGCACTGTCGCTGCGGCTGTTGTCCAAAAAGCTGTAGCCATCGCTACGCGAGCTTGGGCTGTCGCGCAACTGGCGCTGAACGTGGTGATGAGTGCCAACCCCATTGCGCTTGTGGTGATCGCTATCGCTGCACTTGTTGCCGGTATAGTTATCGCGTATCGAAATAGCAATACGTTTAGGCAGATCGTTGACGCTGCATTCAGAGCGGTAGCCGCCGCTGGTAAGTTCATGTGGGACAGTGTACTCAAGCCTGTGTTCAACTTCTTTAGCGCCGCGCTGGCAGCGGGCGGTCGTGGGCTCAGCGTATACCTGGGCATCGCCAAGGCGGTGTGGAGTGGCATCGCAGCGGCTGGTAAGGCTATGTGGGACAACGTACTCAAGCCTATATTCGGTTTCCTGGGCACATCTATATCCGCTGGGGGAGTGCTATTCAGAGCGTATCTTGCCATAGCCAAAGCGGTATGGAGTGGGATAAGCAGCGCAGTCAGTGCCGGATGGAATGCTATTAAGCCACTGTTCAATTTCCTGGGTAATGCAATCGGGGTTAGCGGTACGGCTTTCAAGGTCTATCTAGGTATCGCTAAGGACGTATGGAACGGGGTGTCAGGCGCTGTAGGTGCGGGCTGGAATAAAATCAGCGGGTTCTTTGGACAGCTCAAAAACGGCATAGGACTTGTTGGCGGTGCGTTCGGTGCTGGAGCGAACGCCATCCGTTCCGCATGGAACAAGGTTCAGGATTACACAAAGGCACCGATCAACTTCGTCATCGGCACTGTGTACAACAAGGGCATCGTTGGCCTATGGAACAAGGTCATGGATTGGTTGCACCTTCCAGGTAACCTAAGGCTCGGTACGCTACAGGGGCTTGCATCCGGTGGCCCCATGCCGGTACGTCCCGGCATCTTCAATAAGCCGACGGCTATTGTAGGGGAAGGTAACTCCAGCTACCCCGAGTACGTGATCCCCACTGACCCCAAGTACAGGGGCAGAGCGCAAGCGCTGTGGCAAGCGGCTGGTGGCAACCTTCAAATGCTGCAATTCGGTGGGATCATCGACTCAGTTAAGAGCATCGCCAGTAAGGCGGTTAACCTTGGCAAGGACGCTATTGATCTTATCACCAATCCAGGGGCCATATGGGATCGACTGGTTAAACAGTTCGTCCCTAGTGCGGAAGGATTGCGTGATTCACCATGGGGCCACGCCGCCGCTGAGATCCCGAAACTTGTACTCAACAAAGCACGCGACTACGCACTGTCGATCTTCAAAGCATTTGGGGCTAGCTATGGGGGTGATGGCCAGGGTGTGGTTAACGCCGCGCTTAAGTACATGGGTCAAGGCGATGACAGAGGAGTGAACAACAACAACATATTCACTCGTCAATGGGGTTGGCCCTCAGGTACCCCATGGTGTGCCCTGTTCGCGTCTACAGCCATCCGGGATGCCAAAGCGGGTAAACGGTACCCTGGATACCCCACAGCGGCTGTAGAGGGTTTTGAAGGCGCTATGCGCCACGTGCCTGTGAGCGAAGGTCGCGCGGGGGACCTCGCTACGTACGGCCCCGGTAGGCACGTCAACATCATCATCAAAAAGGTCGGTGCTGCATATGACACAGTTGGCGGTAACCAGGGGCCGGTAGTTAGCCGGTACGTTCGTGGCGGACAAGCGTACGTGCTTAGACCGCTTGCGGCTGGTGGTGCTATCTCAGCGGCTAGGTCATCTGCATTTGAACAACGCACGGTATTCGCCCAGAGAAACTTTGATCCATACGATGATAGGGATCCCCTGCTAGGGCAACTCAGGAAAGAGCGCCGTCCGCTATTCGACACGGGTGGGTTTGTTTCGGGATGGCCATTCCATGCGAGTAAGCCTGAGGCTGTACTAGCTAACTCGCAGTGGCAGGACATTCACATGCTGGCATCTCGCGGTGCGCGTCCACCGATCATCGTGAATGTGAACGGTGTTGAGGGCATTCCAACTGAGAAGCAGCTCACCAACGCTCTTGAGCAGTCCACTATCATGTACGGGAGATGGTGACGGATGCCCGCTGTTACTACATTGATAGATCCGTCTGGAACTGAGTGGGCTCTTGATGGCTCTCTTGGCATCTGGGAGGGTCGGGGTAAGAAGGGGTTCCATGCTCCCAGCTATCAGCACTACCGAGACGAGAGCCCCACTATAGCGGGTGCCTTCTGGCGTGGTGTGCGAGCCCTTCCCCGAGAGTTGTTCCTGCCCATTGTGATCAGGGATGTCAATCGGGATGTGATGTTGGCCAAGCGACGTGCGCTTATCCGGGCTATTTCCCCCATCAAGGGGGAGTGCACCATCGAAAGTGCATGGCCGGATGGATCAGTGCGTTCCATTAAGTGCCGATATGTGGACGGCATGGACGCGGGAGAACAAGGCCCCGGTGAGTTCGGCATCACCACCATGCGGTATGGTCTCCGGTTCGTTGCTGATGACCCGTACACTTTCGGAGACATAGTCAATCAACAGTGGGACTTCAATGCTGCGACTCGTACTGAGCTACCCATACCCGGCGCTGATACGTTTTATGAAGTAGTCTCGTCATCTTACCTGGTTAACCCATTGCCGGGTGCGCCTCTCAATGCTAATTCTGGATTTGAAACAGTGGGTCCATCGGGATGGACAGGTGTAGGTGGTGCTCTCACTCAAGATCTTGTTGTCTTTAGTACAGGGATAGCTTCTGGTAAACTCGTACCGGATGGTGTGACGGCCAACGCACGCATTCAATCAAGTCAGGTGGCGGTTAATCCCGCCGGTGCTTACATCGCTACCGGCTCACTTAGGTGTGCTAATTCCAGAACGGTTAACCTGAACGTTAACTGGTATACCTCTGCCGCTGTGTATATCAGCACCACAAGCTACTCTCTATCTGTGACTGCAAACACGTGGACTCCATTCTCCACTGTTATGATATCCCCGTATAACGCAGGATTCGCGAGCGTGATCCCCACGCTTCCAGGTTCGTCAGTAGTCGGTGACGTTCTATATGCCGATGATACTGCAATTGGGGAGTCACTGGGGTCCACTGTTTACAACCCCGGTGATGTGGACACCTATCCGACGTGGACACTTAGCGGTCCGTTTACTCAGGTCACCATAGCTAACGCTGCGTCTAACAAATCGTTTACGTTGGTGCACACTCTTCCAGTAGGAGATAAGTTGTTCATCGTCACTGATCCCGGTAGCTCGTACATAGTAGACGGCGCTGGAGTAAACCGATGGAACACTTTGCAAGCCGGATATGAGCTGTGGCCACTGGTCAGCGGATACAACCCACTGAGTGTGTCCATCAGTAGTGCGGTAAGTGGCGCAACCGCTAGTATGACTTTCCGTTCACGTTATGAGGCTGACTAAATGAGTGCGTTCGTATCGCTGGACGGCGCGACACAGCTAGGCCCTGGGGAGGATAGGCAGCTTCAGGTGACCACCGCGCACCACACCATGGCCGTGTCCCTCACAGGTGAACCAACTAACTGCGTGGTGGCTCTGGAAGGCTCGCATGATGGCTACGTATGGTTCTCCATGGGAACGCTACAGATGTACCTTACGGGTGGCACCAAGACGACTCAGCCAACAGGCAGTCTGTTCAACCATGTCCGGGCCAACCTCCTAGAGCTAGAAGGCGGAATCGATCCACGAGTCACCGCGAGCATCGCTAGCGCGGATGGTGTCTAATGACTGTAACAGCGGCACCCCCGTATCGATTGATCGTTCGAAACACCATCATGGATGTCACAGGAGAAATAGGTCGACTATCCTCACTCAAACTCATACCTAGATTCAACGGGGTAGGAGCGTTTCAACTGACACTGCCACTTCAAGATCCCAAATCCGCACTGCTTATTCCGGGTGGGTGGCTGGAGTTCACATCGCAGGGCAATGCGATCATGGCGGCTCAGATCCGAGGTATGAAGACTGTCCAGGATGAGAATAATCCTGGTGGCACTCTTACGGTATACGGTCCCTCCGCTGAGCAAGTCATTGCGGATAGGCTTGCGTATCAGGTACCCACGTCCACGGCTGCTGTGCAGAGCGCCGATGATTACGACAATAGAAGTGCAGCAACAGCAGAGACGATTATCAAAGGGTATGTCAACGACAATGCGGGTCCGGGTGCTCTTACATTTCGTCGCACAACTAACCTGGTTATGGAGACTAACCTGTTTAGGGGATCGATTGTTAAGGGTTCAGCGCGCATGACCAATCTCCTAGAGTTGTGTGCTGGACTGGCTACCGCCGGTGGTGTGGGTTTTCGAGTGGTGTTCAACGCATCTGGGCAGCTTGAGTTTCGGGTGTACGTACCGGTGGACAAATCAGACAGCATTAAGTTTGGTACATCCCTGGGCAACCTGGTATCATTTGAGCGCACGCAAGAGGCAGCTAAAACTAATTGCGCTATTGTGGGTGGGGGCGGGGATGGTACGGCTAGAACCTTTAGGGAAATCAATGATGGCACTGCCCAAGGCTTGTGGTCTAACCGCACAGAAACGTTTGTGGACCGTAGAGACACTATCGACACTACAGAGTTGGATCAAGCGGGCACAGAGGAAGTGGTAAACAACGGGCCGGTTAATGGGCTGTCTATCAAAACAGCAGATATCCCTAACTTGCTGTTTTACCGTGACTATTTCCTTGGGGACAAAGTGAGTATTCCTCAGGCGGGGATCATTGATGTCCTACGTGAGGTAGAGATCAACTGGTCTGCCGCTGACGGTCCGAGTACCGAGAGCACTGTTGGTACAGCGACATCTACGGGTACTCTAAAAATGCTGAGCGACCTTACTGCTATCAACGCCAGAGTCGCTGCATTGCAAGCTAAGAAATGAGATACGAATATGGCCACTGAGTATGCCGCGCCGTTCTCCGGTACGGCTATCACCACGTCTCAACAGTACCGAGATCGTTACCGGCCTGGACAATGGGACTATGTTGACGACAACATAAACGGTACGTCCCTTGCAGTAACAAACGCCGCCAACGTCAACGTGAACATCGCAAATGGTCCGGCAATCGTACAGGGTGCGTCATACTCCCTCACAGCCGGACCGGCAGTGCTCGCTGTGGCTGCTAATGGTGGCGGTTCCAATCGATTCGATATCGTGGTGTTGCGGTACGATGCGTCGCACAACCCTGGTGTGTACCTGGCCATTGTGCAAGGTGTTGCCGGTTCCGGGATGCCTGCACTAACCCGATCAGCCACCGGTGTATGGGAGATGCCCCTAGCGCACTACGAAAAGCAACCGGGTGGAAACATTGTCAACCTGGTGGATAGGCGCATCTACTCGGACGGCACTGGGGGGATCATAGGACCTGACGTCAACTGGGCACCGGTAGGACCCGGGCGGCGAACGGGTATGCGATTCCGTGACTGGACTCAAGGTGTCGATTACACATACAACGGAGCGTCATGGGTAGAGGATGGGATCCTTTCCTCGTACATCGCGTACACACCAGTCTGGACTAGTTCGGGTACGGCACCCGCCATCGGTAACGGTACTATCGTTGGCCGGTACAAGGTGTTGGCCGGTAAGAACATCATGTTCTACGCTCGCATCATCGCCGGTACCACAACGACGTACGGAACTGGTAACTACTCGCTCAGCTTGCCGCCCACTGCGGCATGCCGGACAACGGATGAACAGTTCACCCAAGCGCGAATCTTTGACTCATCCGCCGGACTTGCATACGTAGGGCAGGGTGAGCTGAGCGGCACGACAGTCCTACTTCAAGCATTGCAGCCTACGCTTAACCCCGCGATTCTGAGCTGTACCAACACTCACCCAATGACGGGCGCAACGGGTGACCGTTGGTCTACATGGGGCGTGTTCGAAACAGTGTAAGGAGAACGTCATGGCTTTCGGTATCGACTATGCATGGTCGCGTCCCACGATAGCCGCCATGAAAGCGGCTGGTGTCACGTTCGTATGCCGGTACCTATCTCATGACACGACAGGCAAGAACATCGGTGCCGCTGAGCTGCAATCCCTGAGAGCCGCCGGTATGGCCGTCATCCTGGTGTGGGAGTCCACAGCGGCAAGAGCCCTAGCCGGTACAGGTGCCGGACAGGCGGACGCCGTGACGGCGCTCTCACAGGCTCGGGGCTTGGGGTTCCCCGACGACCGCCCTCTGTTCTTCGCAGTGGACTTTGACGCTGTGCTGACAGAGCAACCCAAGATCAATGACTACCTTGACGGCGCGGCATCGGTCATAGGACTTAACCGGATGGGTATGTATTCTGGGTACGGTCCCATGGTGAGAGCATTCGACGCGGGGAAGATCCGTTACGGATGGCAGACTTACGCGTGGTCGGCGGGTAAGTGGGATGCCCGCGCGGGCCTACAGCAGTATTCGAATGACGAACTGATAGGCGGACAGGATGTCGATTTCAATCGATCGATCCTGGACGATTTCGGACAATGGACAACGGGGGATAGCGTGGCCATCACAGACGCGGACGCTTTGAAGATTGCCAAAGCCGTATGGCTGACGGACAACATCATCAAGGCGGCTGACGGCGGTACGGTCAATACGCACTGGACACCAGCGTTCCATGTCGAGTCGCTGGGCAAGTTCGTGCGGTCTATCAGCGCCGTACTCGCTGGTCTTGATCCCAGCGTGGATGAGGCGCAGATCATCGCCGGTATCCTGTCCGGCATCGGTCCCGCGCTAGACCCTGAGAGACTCGCTGACGCCATCGCAACCCACATGGGTACCGAGATGGCCAGTGCCACCCTTGATGCCCTCAGGGCAAGACTGGAGACCTGACACCATGACCCTAGCCGTTCTCCTACTCGTCATCGCGTTCGTCCTGTTCATGATCGATGCTTTCGGGGGTTTCTTCCCCAAGGTTGCCGGACGGCTTCAAGGCCGGATGAGTTTCCTAGCGCTTGGGCTAGCGCTGTGGGTGCTGACGGTCATCATGGACAGATGGTGATTCATGCCTGATGAACTTGGTCGGGGAAACATCCCCGTACCTGATCCATCCCTGCTTACCACTGAGCAACTCAGGCGGGAACTGGGATCGCTGCGTGAGGTAATCGAGACACGGCTAGCCGGTATGGATAGGGCTACCGAGTTGATTGCTGACGAACTGGTCAAACTGACCAGTGATTTCGTCGGCCGTCTAGACCGCATGCGCGCAGACAAGAACGATCAGTTCAAGTCCGAACGCGAATACATCATGGGTCAAATCGATATCGTTCGGGCCATCGCGGAAGAACGCTTTGCGGCTGTCGATACTCGGTTCAATGAACGGGACGCGCGCACGCAGCAAGCAGCGGATGAGGCTCGCATCTCTCTGGACGCTGCGCTAGCGGCGGCAAAGGAAGCCGTATCAGAACAGAACAAAGCCAACACCCTAGCAATTGACAAATCAGGTGCGGCTACTCAGAAACAATTGGACTCGCTCATTCTCCAAATGAATACGTCCAATGAATCTCTGAACGATAAGATCCTGGAATTGCGCGGACGTCTAGATCGGAGTGAGGGCAAGTCGCAAGGTGGGCTTGCACTCTGGGGGGTCATCGCCGGTGTGATCTTGCTGGTGGTCGCAATCGTCGGGGTATACTTGTCCGCAAAGGGCGCATAGCTTCCGGATACAGGTCCGGAGAAAGAGGAGAAACTGAAATGGCCAATCCGGGTAATGGCGGGAATGGACCCGTCGAAACAAAGGTGACCGTTGCGGGACTCGCAGCGACCATCACCACATTCATCATGGGATGGATCCTCACACAGACGCATTGGTTCGATTCGGTCGCCGGTGCTCTGTCCGCTCTCATCCTTGCTGCTGTCTCAGGCGCGCTGACGTTCGGCGCGGCTTACTGGGCAAAGCACACGAACCGTACCGATCCGGCCGCACAAGCCGCCAAGCACGCTTCCTGATCCCGCCGACAGGTGCCCACTGGGAAACCCAGTGGGCATCACGCA